CCCCCCTTTACCCCCACAAACCCCTGTTATCTTATTTATGATAATTCCTATACTCTGCGGCATTTGGCTTGCCGCAGTTTACGCCTTTTGGCGCGCGCTTCGCGGCGCGCACCGGCGTGGTTACCGATATGAGCGGGGCCGCCCTTTTTACATCGATGAGGGCGACACTCATCTGACCTTCACGGATATGGCCGACGGCTCGATAAGGCGGTTCCCTATGGCCCAAGTCGACGAAGTCATAAACTTGTGTGTCGGGCTGACTCGCGAGGACATGCCCCTGGTTCACCAGACGTGTCGCCTCCTTGTGCGAAACCCCTTCCCCTCACTGGCTGGCTACATCCTGGAGCGCGCCATATTGCGCAGCATAAGATGTGATGTCCTCGCGCGTGGTGTGCCCGTGGGGCGCGGCGGTCTTATGACGTGCGATTCGCGGTGGCTGACTGTGTGTCTTTACCTTGCCCACACCCCGCTGCGCCCGCTGGCCTTGTATCTTGCGGAATCGTTGGAGTTCACGCGTTTGCCTGAGATAAGTGACCCCTTTACGTATGAGGAGAGCACGCTTATGGGTTACGTCTCGCGCTCTGACCTGGACAACCTCGCCTTTCTACCCGAGCGGGGTTATGATACGAAGGCAGTCTCGAAGTGCTCGATACGGTCCATCATGCCTCCCTTGACTACGTCCGTCATCGCTGGGCCACTTAATTGTGTGGAGAACATGGAGGCCAGTCTTACTACGCGCGTCGTTGGCCCGAGCCTCCAGCCGCATCCGTGGATGGCGAGACCCACGCCCCAGCGTGTTGGGCCAAACGCCACCCAGGTGTGTTTTTGTGTGATCCCGGGCGGTGGATACGATGAGTTGCGCGCCGATCAGTGGTGTATGGATCGTGGTTGGCGTTCGCTGGGCTTGCGGGATGATTGGCGTACGGTTATTGCCGATGAGCTGGAGGCGTGGGACGAGGCGGACAGGGATGATGAGGGACGTTGGGTTGATCGGTCACCGCGCATGATTCTGGTTTCTACACCTTGCCAGGGTCCATCCTTTGAGTTGTTGAAGATGCTTCGCCCCGACCGACGCCTCGTTGACGGTGACGTCCAGTGGCTCACGCCTCGTCTGGTGCAATCCTCTGTTGGTACCATCCGATTGGCTACGTGTGACGGTCGCTATGAGACTTATCGTCTGGAATGGGAGGAGGGCTTGCACTGTGTCGTGAAGAACGCTTACTCTGCCTTCCGCGCCTCTCACCGGTGGCATCCTGAGCGCGGTCTCTTGAACCCCCTGTCGTTCCAGAGTTGGGTTTCTCGGTATCCTAGGGCGGCACGCAAGCGGCTGAGTGCTGCCTGGGAGCAACTCGTCAATGACAACTTTGTCTCTGGCCGGGATATGAACATTTCCAACTTTCTTAAGAAGGAGACTAGCACGAGCGCGACTGATCCGCGTAACATCTCGCAGAGGAAGGATCAGCTTCTGTGCCTTTTGGGGCCTTACGTGTCGGCCATTGAACACTCTGCCCACCAGTCCCCTTACCTGGTCAAGGGCCTCAATCCGCGTGCCCGCGATGCCAAGTTGCAACCACTCCTTGACTATGGCCAGATTGTTGAGTTGGACCACAGCCGTTTCGACAAGCATATTACGGCGCCGATATTGGAGAATGTGGAGAGGATCCTGCTGACAGACCCCTTTAACTATAGCCACTCCCTTTACTACCAGGCTATATCTAAATTGACCAAGGTGCATGGGCTCAGTCGGTTCGGCACGCGGTATTCAATGCCTGGTACGCGGGCTAGTGGTGATGCGCACACTAGCATAGCCAATGGGGAGATAAACGCCTTCCTCATCTGGGTCTGCCTCTCTACCGGCACTAGGTTTCAGGCATTTTGTGAGGGTGATGATTGTGTGGTGGGGATGGACGCGTCACGTGCCGCTGAGAGCCTGCCAGCGGCTATGGAGAGCTTGGGCTTTTCGGTCAAGATGGTGAGGCATGAGAGGTTGGACGGTGCTATGTTTTGTGGCCGGGTTTTGTGTGACGTGGCGGGTGAGGTGCGTAGTATGTGTGATGTTATGCGATCTTTAGCGAAGTTCCACACAACTACGAGTGATAAGAAGAAAGAGTACTTGCTGTGTGCAAAGGCGATGTCCTACTATTTCACCGATGGACACACTCCGTTGGTCGGCGTTATCGCGCGTAGTCTTGTTCGCCATCTACTACCGCGTCTTAACAGGGGCGTGCTGCGCCGTGTCATCCGCGAGAATACCCGTGCTCTACCATGGTTTATGAGCAGTGGCGACGTCACCGTTGAGGATCTCTTCCAGTGTGACTACAGCATGGACCCTGATGAGGCCTTGAGGCCGATGGTCGCCAGTAAGATCCAATTGAGCGTGTATGCTCAACGTCAGTTGGAGAAGGAGTATCAATTGTTTGAGCACGGATTCGTCACTAACGTGACAAAGCTCCATGAAGACATGGATCCTAAGTGGAATGATGTCTATCTGGATCAGCCTCTGGTTTAGTTACCCGGGGCCTTCACGGCCGAGCCTGCGCCGTGTCGTATTGGAACACCCCATAAGTAGGCCCAAAACTAAGGAAACGTACCTGGCCTTTCCCGGACGACTGGACCCGTGCTTGTTGATGGCCATCTCGGACCCACTTCGGTGGGGTAGTTAGTCAC